CCGTTGCCATCTTGGCACTTTGTTGGTGAACTGCATTGCCACCAGTTTTAAGATCGCCAAACTCAAGCCAGTTTTCTAACTGTTTATGCATTGATGTACCACGACCAGCGGCTTCCGTAGTAATCTCTTGTGCTTTAGTTACACCTACACGTTTGCGCCATTCGTGCAATGCTTGTACTTTTTGTTTAGATTTAGTCTTATCAAGAATAGTTGTGACACTTGCTACCACATCACCTTCGGGTGTCTGATACCTACGACCAGCATTGGTTTCTTTACGTGTGATTTTCTTATAATCATACAGCGGATTGTGTGTAATGTATGGATTTGTCATATTAATAAACTACCACAGATTTGTTAATCTGTCAAGTGTTTATTACCAACTAATATTCCAGTAAATGTGCTGAGCATCGGTGCTTGCACGACTTACAGTATAACCTAGTTTCTGAAAGTTATCTATTACAGATGCCATTTGACCTGCTGCTAGGTTATTTGCTGTGATGGTTTGCCAACTCGCATAATAATTTGTATCAAGTGTCATTGGAGTCCCAACTAGGGTGTTTGCACCAATCATTGTGTGTGTATTACCATTAATTTGCACAGATGTTTGATTGTTATCAACTGCATTAATAATATTGATGTTAATTAGGGCAAGTTCAGTCTCAACGACTACGCTGTCAATACTTGCAATTCTGGCATTAGTGGCTGTAAACATATGATGACTCCACTATTATTTATTCAATCATTTGTTTAATAAAAGGTGACAACATATTTGATATTTTAACATGACCGTCTTTGGTAGGATGAAAACTATGTGGATTTAACATACCTTGAGTAATTCCAACTTCGGCAGTAGATCGTGCAAGATGTCCTTTATCAAACGGAAAATCATTAATTGTAGTAGTATCTGTTATCTTTGATAAAATATCCCGTGGAGCATGATCGTAAAATAACATATTTTCTACATTAATTGGATAATGATTGTGTATAAACGTATCAAACCAAATATTTTTTATATTTTTTAAATTAAAATAATCATTCCAGAATGTCATATCAATCGATAATTGTTCAACTTCATGTGCATTGTCATAACAAATACTATGAATAATTTTTGAAAATTTTTCATTATCGTGAAGATATTTAAAATTATACATTCTTCCATGTTTTACTGAATATATTTCATTTCTTGCAGTACTAGTAATTCCCCATATTACTATTACGTTATCATGTGTTTCTTTTAATATTTTAAATTCATCACTAATAAAAAAATTCTTAGCAAGTCTAAACTGACGTTGATTACTTGAAGCATTTTCAGCAAAGTTTATGTTAGTAAGATTAAATTTGTCCGAAAGCAGTCCTCTAAAACTAAATTTGTCGGCTAATTTTTTTTCATCTGCCAATTTTAGATATTCTTCTTTGGACATATTTTCAACATATCCAACTCCACGGCCAAAAACCCAACTACATCCAAATGTAATTAATAAGTTATTTTTCATAAGATTACTTAATTTTATTTCTTTTTACGACGACCAGCGCAGTGCGCCTTTTGACTAAACCCTTTAGGATGAGAGCAATCTATACTGCGTTTATATTTCTTGCTCCACTTTTCGCTCAACTCTTCTTCTTTAACAATTTTCTTGTTCTTTTTTACTTTGTATTTCTTGCCATCAACTATAAAATAATCTAGGTTATTATTTCTGGCAGTGTTTAATGCGCCTAAAAAAGCGTTACCTTCTGCCACATTGCCATTACCTTTAACTCCAACATAGGCTTTAATAGTAGTAATACCCAATGCTTTTGCTGCATTTGCTCTATGATAACCATCAAGAATATGTCCATCGCCTACTACAATAGGTGGAGCCTTAGTAAAATCCATGTTTTTGTATTGTTCTACTTTTTCTTTTTCTAATCCACTCAATTCAGTATCAAGTGAACTTACGGGAATATTTTTTAAAACAAACTTACTAAATGTTCTTAAATGCTTGAGATAATCCTGATGTAAGTTTGTGTCATGATATTGTCTTAGATATGCAATCATGTCGTTGGTAGACATTGCGTTAGAGAAACCTTCATCAAGACTTAATTCTTTATCAGTCTCAATAGTTTCGGCATCATATAATTTCTGAATTAAGCCAGTGTTGCGAAGTAATTTAAATGCTAAGTTTTCTACGCCAAACTCACCATTCTTTTCTAATCCACTTTGACGCATATCTTTAATGCGTTTTTTAAGTCTCGCAATTGTCTGTGGATCACCACTTTCAAGTGCTTGTTTAATTTCTTCTTCTAAGTGTTCAAACTTATGTTCAATATTAGTAACATCTGGCTTGGCAGTTATCTTCTTTGGAAAATGTACCCAATTATCATTATAAATGCTGTATACGCCGTTTGATATGTGAGCATCTTCGCTGCCTTGAACATATACTTCAACTGCGTGTCCTAAAACAGTAATATCATGTTGATCATTAAATATTACTTTTTTAGCTTGGAATAAGTCTTTGAGATTAACTTTACAAGGTCCATTACTGTTAGCAATAAGATGAAGGTCAATATCACTTTTGTTATTATAATTAAAACTAGCATTGCTACCACTTATTGTAATATCGGTAAGTTCTAAGTCTTCTACATTGATAAATTCAACAAATGCTTTTGCAATTTTAAACAGTGCAAGACGCACTTGTGGCTTTAAACGATTGCCTTCCCATAAATCTGGGTTAAGTTTATCATGGAATGTAGTTAGGGTTTCTAAATCACCTATACGCATTAAGTATTTAGATTAAAACTTACTTGCATTGCTTGCCATATTATCTACTGTGGCAGTTTGTTTTTCAGCCTCTGCTTCATCAGGTTCTTTGTTAGCAATACTTTCTTTGCCTAACACAATATGATCTTTGTTATAATTGCCAATCATGTCTTCAATCGCTGGTGTATTTTGAATAAGTTCTTGAAGATTATCATAGTTAAAACTATAACCAGCATTATTCATTAACTTAGCAATATTTGCCATTGGTATTTGTGTACCAGGTTTAGTTTTATTCTCCAGATATTGCAGAATAGTCATCAGAACACCTGCCTGACTTTTTACGAAATCTGGAGCAACCTCAAGCAATTTCATAATTATGCTCTACGACCACGACCCAATTCAGCAGTGCCACCAACAGCAGTGTCAGCAGCATCTAATTCACTTTCGCCGTCACGTGGAGGAGTGATTGCTTCTTCTTCGCCACCAAGTGGTGCATTCATATCAGGAGCAGCGACGCCCATGTCTGCACCGCCCATATCAGGAGCAGCACCAGTATCCATTTCGTTGCCGCCATAGATGCCACGACTTGCATTATCAAGTGTATCACGTGCGCTGTTTGCAGCATCTAACAAACCTTGTAAGGTTTGCTTAGTTGAATCATTAAATGAATTAGCCTGTTCCATGCCAACTTCATCTTTCATAGCACTAACAAGTGCTGGAAGTTGTTCATTTTGCATCTTGCTGATCTTCTCAACAATGTCTTGAACTGTATCAGTAAGGTCACGAGTAGCCATAGTAACACGTGCTTGTTCAATTTCACCTTCAGTTAGTGCAGGTGGTAATTCATAACTTTCATTCTTTGCCATCTTAGTAGCAGTGGCATACATAACTTCTTCGCCACGCTTACCGTAACGTTTTTCAAAGTCACCCTTCTTTCCTTTAAGTGCCTTTGCAAAGTGCTCACGCTTCTTGAGTTCACTTGGACTAAGTTCACGTTCGTTAAGAGAAACTGAACAATATGAATCAATTGCTTGTATTTTTTCTGCGATAATTTTGCGACCGTATGCCATTTCATTTTTCCATGTTTCGAGGACTTTATTAACCATAACGGCTTCCATATATTCTGGAACACGTTCAGCATAATGTGCTTGGTTAGTTCGTTTAATGTTTGTCATTTTATTTTGAATAGTTGCTAGCATACGTTTAGCATCGTTCTCATTGATCTTCTTAAGATCAAGTTGCCAATTATATACTTTGTTTAGCTGCTTATTCAGATCATGTGCTGATACAGCGTTAAATTCTTTTACAAACATTTTATTGCCCTTGCATTTAATAATATTTATGCCAACGCAACACTTTTTTCTAAAAGATGTATTTGTTGGTTCAACAAGTCTAGTTCGCTGTCAACACGACTAAGACGATCTGCTGTTACATCATTTTCTGGATTGCGTTTAAGCCGTACACGAAAGTAATTTTGATCTTCAAGATAGATATCCAATTGACGATCAATCACACTAACACTACTTGCATCACGATACATACGCTTTGCAACAAGTGCAGCAGTTAGTATAGCCAAACGACGTTGACGCAATACACTAATTATAGTTTTATCTTTAATCACGTGCCATATATTACCATTGAGTTTTACTTCAATGTTATTGATTACATATCCGCTCCCCACGGATTTTACAATCACTGCGCCTTTGTTGGGCAAGTGATCGTATTCTTCCGTGACGAATTTTTTGATTTTGTTGAGTGTTTTGCTTTCATCTATCATGCTATTAATTTAGCACAAAGCAGCACTGTTTGTCAATTAACTATGCGTTTTTGCCACATATAATATAAGTCCCAAAAGTGCCGTTAATAGTGAGCCAATAATGCCAATTCCTAAGCCAACGAGTTTTTTATAAGCCAAAGTTTCTTTTTCGATTAACATAGATTTAATATCGCTGACTATGGATTCAACCTTTGCAAGTCTTAATTCCATAGTATCCATTTTCGTATCCATTTGTTCATAACGCTCTGCACAGATATCGACATGCGCTTCTAAACTGGTTCGCTCTATTTCATATGGTTTCTTTGCCATAACAACTCCATGCATTGCAAATATTATTTATTATGACACTTATAATAATAAAAACACTATATTTTGATTATCGCCACTCATGATTGTATAGTGGTCAAGATTGCTAACCGTTTCTTCTAAACCAGTAATCATTGGTATTAGATTAATATTGTTTTTCAATTCTGTTAAATCACCATCAAAGTTGTCTATATCAAAGTCAAACATCCAAATTTCTTCATGTCCACTATACTTTGATCCAAACCCTAGACCATCTATGTTGCGAAAAAATCGCTTTGGATAGGATTGAATGGTAGGAATTGATTGTAAATTGATTGCCTGCAGCAGTGTGTGCCAATTTTTTAATTGGTTACTTGCATGATAATCACCATTTCTGGTAATATCAAATAATGTCATACATCTGATCATGTTTTTACTTATAGTAAAGTAATTTAGACAAAGAAAAAGGGCGATTGCTCGCCCTTAAACTTTGTACTATATCTAGTATATATTATACGAAACTTAGCTTGAAGCCCTTGTTTACGAACAATGAACCACTGCAATCAACTGCGTTGTTACCAGCAGCAGTTAGACTACGAACAGTTGACTGAACAACAGTTGCGATACCAGCATCAGTTGATGCAAGACCCTGTGCACCTTCAAGAAGAATACTGATGTTACCACCAGAAGTTGCTTCAATCTGATACGCAAGAACAGTCACGTTTGACTCAATTGCATTGATGATTGCAGGAATTGCATAGTTTACTGCGCTTTCACCACGAATATCTTGTGCTGTGCCGCTAGTGTTAGCGATATAACCTGCAAGTGCTACAGGGAACTTTCCGATAAAGCTAGCACCGATTGCTGTTGAGATAAAACCCTTACCATCACCAACTACACCAGCATTACCATTTGTACGATAAAAATCTGCCATTTTAATTCTCCAAAATTTGCGTCTTTACAACGCTGTAATTATTTATGCTGATATGCAAAAAATATATAGAATTAAACTTTATTATTTTAATTAGGTTTTGGTGCACCAGCTTGTTGCAACTTATGAGCAAGTTCTGTTGGTCCGCCTGGTTTGTACAGCATATTAACCAACGACTGTAAAAATTCTGGTTTCTCTTGATTTATGCCGACTGCTTTTGAAATTATTTTACCATTACGACTAGTTCCAATTGATTGAATTCCACTGTTTGTTTGATCACCAGTCATCTGCGCCCAAAGTTGTGGATTTTTTGCTTTAAGTTGGCGATTTCTATACCAAACTTGTGTTGCACGTGTTGCTAATCCATCAATTTCACGTGGTGTAAAAACAATCGCATTATTTTTTAAATTTAATACTGCTTCTTCAACCGATTCACCTGTTGCATTTTTTTGAGTTTGTTTATCAAGTGCGGCAGACATTGATGCGTATCTAGGATCACTTGGTTTAATTGTTTCACCACCAACAGTTATAGGTTGCGGAGCATTATTTGCAGTTTGTGAAGGTTGTGTAGCTGTTTGTTTTTGTGTTCGTGACCCACTGCTAAAGTTAATTTTATTTAATCCAATATCGTTTAAATCTCTTTTAGTAATAAATTTATTACCTTTTGCTATCAACGTGTTTGATAATATTTCTTGAAAATCTGTAACCATTTTGTTACGATCTTGTATGCGTTTTTTATATTCGGTAGGAGCCATTTGTTTCATATCATTGAGATTTTTACTGTAGTCTGCAATAGTTTGCTGTATAATTTGCACAAATGTTTGTTTACTCTTCTCAAATTCAATATCACCTGCTTTCGGTGGCGGAGCATCTGGTTTTGTTATTTCTGATAAAAATTCAACGGCTCTCATTGATCTTCCTTAAACCACGTACGAATTTCTGTGGGTCTTGTCCACGAATAGCGTTAATAAGTCTGCGCTCTAACTCGTCTGCTTCTGGAGCATCATAGTTTTCACGTATTTGATTGATTAAGTTTACTGCACTGTTGATAATATGGTTAGCACGACTTTCTAGAACTAGACCAGCGTTTTGTCCAACAGGCATTGAACTTAATTCATCCAATATACTACGAGTTTGTTTACGCAAAATAGTTACTCCGTACTTTTATTTATTGGAAATTATGCTTGCGGAACATTTCCACACATTATATCGCATGTCATGATAGCACCCTCTTCATAACTATCTTTTGTCCAGGCACTTTCAACTTTGCCAAACCAAGCAATGCATGTTTCTAAATCATACTCATGTAAACTATTTTTTTCTAGTAGTGGTTTAATTTGACGATTCATTTTACCATTCCAACCTTTGTCATAGGTCTCTGGACTAAATCCAAAGAAACAACATGGATATACTTTGCCTACTGCAGAAATATAAATTGATTTTTCATTTTTCGTAAAGCATGAATGGGTGGTGCCAACAACATGTGGGTTAATATAAAATTCTTTATTCTGATTACTTTTATCCGCAATAATATTTTCAATAACTGTATCACCCCCCCATTCGCCCATAATATGAGATAGGGTGCCATCACGATTGAAGACTGGTCCTATATTTCTACCATGATCTATGAGGTCAAATCTTTTAAAACCACAATCCACGGACATACTGCGACATTCTTCTAGTTGATGTGCATTATGGTCAAATTTTATCATTTTCCAAATTGCAGTTCCACCGCCATCCATATATGTCTTTGCATTTTGTAAAATTTTATTAAAATCAGTATCTTGACGATAAAGATGATGTGTATCCTGTAATCCATCCAAACAGAAATGCACTTCTGTACTTGTTAATTTTCCTAACTCAGACCAAAACTGTGCGTTTCTTGCGCTACCATTTGTGCTTATTTCTATTTGCAAATTTTCATTGCATGACTTAAAATATTGTAGTATTTCTAGGGATTCTAAATTAGATGTAAAATCGCCAAAGTTTCCATTAACCAACAACACTCGCAATTGTGAAATGAATGACGGACTAAAAGATTTTTTAACAAGTTCTAACGTTAAGTTTGTTTCCACGTAACCCATATTAAATGGATAACCAAATAGGTTACGTGGACATTGTGGACACCTAGCATTGCATAGCGAACTAAATTCAATATGCAAATGTTTTATATTTTGTAGGGAAATCATAGGGTATTTAAGTTTTTTTAATGTTGGCTAGCATTTGTTTTAGTTTACTGCTGTTAACATCTGCCACAATTTTGCCACTTTCTTCTGGTTCCGTACTTGGTATAACCGTGCTTTTATTCTTTATACCATCAAAGATGCTACTAACAGGCTTCTTAAACTGGTGAGTGTCACCATCATCTGGCAAATCACGAATACGCAAACTGTCAACATCAAACTCAAGTTCAACCTTTTGACCAACACCACTAGATGAACGAGTCTTCATAATCTGCAACTGGTATTTGCCATGTTCACGCATACTACGAGAAGTAAAGATACCAAATAGATTATCAGCAGTGTTAATCTTGGAAATACCACCCGAAATATGGCTATGGTCAAACTCTACTTCTTCCACAGATGCACGATTCAACTGCGATGCAGTAACTAATAGAATTTGCATTTCTTTGGCAAAGTTACGAATTTCCTCACTTACATACTTGTCTTTAACAAACAAATCACTTGGACTAACTTTGGCACTAACAGGCATAAGCAAGTCAAGATAATCGATCATAATAAAATCAACCTTACGACCAGTGCGGATTTGAAGTTCCTTTACATAAGAACGAACATCGTTGATGTTGCTTTGGGCTGGCAAATACTTAATCTGTAATCTACCACTCTTCTTACCCATCATGACAACCTTCATATCAACATTGTCAATGTCTTTGAAGATATCCTTACTGGCAATATTGGTTACCATACTATCGATACGCATAGAGGTAA